GAACTTCCTCCTGTCCATGAAGTCCCCCATGTGGACGATGTGGTTGACACCCCTCTCCTTGAGCGAGGGAAAGAACACCTCGTCCCAGAAGCGGATGAAATGCTCAAGGAAGATGGGGCTGTCGTTGCGTGCCCCGAAGTGCGTGTCAGAGATTACAGCAATCTTGGTCATTCCATTATCTCCATCAGGCTTGACGGGGTTTCAATCTCGTCCAGCCGCTTCCTTGCGATGTTCGCATATTCCTCGCTCAACTCAATGCCCACAAAACGGAAACCCTCAAGCAGAGCCGCCTTGCCGGTACTACCCGAACCCATGAACGGGTCAAGGACGATTCCGTTGGGTGGGGTGACGAGACGGCACAGGTATCTCATGAGGTCGGTCGGCTTGACAGTCGGGTGGATGTTATCCTTGCCGCGGTCGGACTTGTTTGCCTTTGCCGTATAAAAAAATCTTCCAGCCGAACCACTGTCTCCAAAACCAGGATCATCATTTGACCATGCGGCTTCGGATGCTTTTCCGCTGCCTACATTGCCTCCACCTTTCCTCTTGATTGTCCTTCCTCCTGTGCTTTTACCGGTATCCGGAAAAAGCCTCATCACTTCTTCGCTTCCATCATGAATAAGGTTTGCCGGAAATCTTCCCGTCACGGTCTTGGATGAGTAGGCATGTCCAGCCCCGTTTCCGAAAGGCTTCATCCCGTCATCAAAGGTGTTGATGGTGACTTGCTCGGTGCCGACGCGGCATCCGTCAATGTTCATAGCACCCGTGCCGTGCTTGAGGACATTTTCCGCGACGGTGCCGATGAGCGGTTTTCGTGCGACGATGATTGGTTCCCATGCTGGCTTGAGGGCTGTTCCCCAACCTTGCCATTCGTCTTTCAGGTTATGTGACTTCGGGAACCCGCTGCCATAAACCCACATCACACAGTCGCGAATCTCCCATCCTGCGTCCTCAATCGCGCAGGTCATCCGATGGTATGTTCGGGTGCCTCCGAAAACAAGAATATGGGCACCGGGCTTGGCGACACGCAAGGCTTCCACCGCCCACTCATGTGCCCAATCCTGAAATGCTCGCATCCTCTCTGCATCCTGACTGACAGGACGGGGATTTTCGCATTTACACTTGGAACCGCCTTGTCCTACGAGCATCCCACAAGAACCGCACCTGACCCTGTTGGAACCTTTGAACGATGGCCATTTGGTCTTTCGGTCTCCGATGCCCGGTTCCGAAAATCCGCCACTCGTCTGCTTCCAAGGCGCATCCCACTCCTTCCCCATGAACTCTAGTCCATAGGGAGGGTCGGTGACGATGGCATCCACGCTCGCTTCCGCCATCTTCTTCATCTCGTCCACGCAGTTTCCGTTGATGATTGTCGCTCTGTCATTCATGGTGTTCAGTCCATCAGTTCGTCTAGAGGCTTGGTCTTCTTGCGACCGCGTTTCTTGGCTTTGGGTTTGGGCTTATTCTCCGTCTTGGAGTCGGCCATGAAGTCGCCTGCCACGAACTCGTAAAATGGACTCTCCGTAGAATCTTCGTACTTCTTGTGTTCCTCGTTCATCCAGTTGCGGAACTTCCCTGTCGGGTCGTTCTGCTCAAAGGCTCGCATCTTGATGAAGAGTTGCTTCTTCTCCTTCTGGATGCGACGAAGGAAAGCATAGTAGATGATCTGCGTGAAGAACGCAAATGGGTTCGTGGATTTCTTGGGGTCAAAGTTGGTCGCATACATGATACAATTCTCTATTGCATCCGAGACCATCTCCTCCTTGTAGGTGTAGTTGGTGAAGTTGGGCTTCTTGGCGAGGTTGTTGGCGATGTCCATGAAGCACTGCCCGATGTAGTTTGACACCCCCGGCTTGGGCTTGGCTTCCTTCAATGCCTTCTTGACCAGTTTCTTGTGTGCCACCAACTCGGCAAGGAACTTCTTGTTGTCAATGTAGTGGTTCTGTTTGGGCATCAGCCCTCCTGTGTTAAGATTTGCGAAATCTGGCGAGATTTTTCTCTCCGCCGTCGTTTTGCCTACTAGATACCTTTGGGAACAAAGGGGTACTGAGTACTATAGGGTACTTACTAAGATACTCTTCAGTAGGTACTCTAGATACTCTCTAGTAAGTTCTCTAGAGTATACTCTAAAGAGTTACTTAAGATACCTAGTGTTACATTGTAGTACCTAGTACGCGGCTTGTCAAGGGCCAAGTCGCGGATCTCCTCCCCATCCCGGAAATTCTGGGTTGTCCTCCTCATCCTCATCACCCTCCTCGTCTTCCTTGTAGTCCTCCTCAAGGACATCGGGTGCATCTTCAAGTTCGCCTTCCATGTCGGAGTTGATCTTGGCCATCTGGTAGTCACCCACCAGTTCCTTGATCGGAGTTGTGATGCAGACCACGGACTGCTTGGGAACCATGATGTAGTCATCCATAGTGAAGTCAATCCAATCTTTGAGGACAAGGGTGAAACCTTCTTGCACGCCTTCCTTGCCGTTGGGGTGCCTCTTTCGCACCGGAATGGATACCACCGACATCGGACGCTCAAGGATGTAGTTGGACTCGCCGCTTTCCGCGATACCGGAGATGACCTGCTCCCCCGTCACCATCTTGAGCAACTTGATGGGATAGTACTGGATCAAGATGATCTCCTGATACGCATGTCAATTGGCATCTTGATCAACTTGTAGTTGAACTGCTCGCTCTCGTAGATTTTTGTCCTCTTCAGGAAGTGACGGAGGGTGTAGTTCAGCGTGGTTTCATGGTGAAGGTCATCAGCCACATCGTACAGGTTGGCCACCTGCTTCCCCTCCGCCTTCCTCAACTGGCGACCGATGCTCTGTAGGATGCGGATGCGGCTCTTGGACGGGGAGGCGAAGATGATGTTCTTCAGGCTACGGATGTTGATGCCCGTGGAGAAGGTTCCGTATGATGCCACGATGATGGCGTTCGTCTCGTTTTCCACGATGTTGCGGATGTCCTCCCGCTCGTTCCCGTCCGTCTCGCCCGCAACGAAGAACACCTTCCTCTTGTCGTCGCAGAGAGACGATATCATCTCGTAGAGGGGCTTTCCGTGCTTCTCCACATAGTTGAAGAGGACGAGCGTGTTGCCTCTGGTCGCCACTGCAAGGTGTGACAAGAACTCGTTCCTCGCCTTGCACTCCACCAGCCACTGGATCTCGCCTTGGTAGTCCAGACCGGAGACCGTCTTCCTGACCTCGGGCGGATAGCGAAGCAGGATGCACTCAATCCGCAAGGAAGTCAGGAGGTTCCTCTCCATCAGTTCCTTGGTGGTCACCACCCGGTGGACGGGACCGAACAGACCCTCAATGGTCAATTTGTGGACCTTGCTGCCGTCAAGCGTTCCGGTCAGGGCGATACGATACGGGCAGTCGGTCAACTTGTTCATGATGCTGGACAGGGATTGCGCCTTGAACAGGTGTGCCTCGTCCCCGATGACCGCCTCAAAGTTGTCAAACCATGCCCTCGGCATCTTGTAGATTGACTGCCATGTGGAAATGACGATCTGCTTGTTCGTCAGTTTCTCCTCGCCTCCCATGATGAGGTGGCAGTTGGCATCCGTGTCCCACTCAACCTGCGACGAGTAATCCTTGAAGTCCGCGTACATCTGGTGGACGAGGGAGATGGTCGGGACAACGATGAGTATCTTCTTGTGCTGCGGTATGACCGACTGGTAGTGTCGGCACAGGGAATAGACGATGAGGCTCTTGCCGCTGGCGGTCGGGGATAGCAGGACGCAACGGGTCTTGTTCATCGCATGGCACAGGGCATCAATCTGATGGTCGTGCGGCGCGAGCGCGTGCCCGCGTGCGTGCGGGCGCAGGGACATCACGAAATCACGGACAGAGTCGCAGTTGAACTTGAGTTCGGGTTCAGCCACCTCGCTGTCAACATGCATCTCGTATCCGCGATCCTTGGCGAATGTGGCGAGATACTCAATCAGTCCGGCTGGCAGCAGACCCGAGTGGGGATTGTACAATCGCACCTTGCCGTCCCACACCTTGCGTCTGAACGCGGGCGTGTACTTCGCACCGGGGACATCGTAGGTGAAGTACTCCTGCAACTCACGGGCAATGGAGTTGTCCGCGAGCACGCGC